GGTTACCGCCAGCACCAGGTAAGCATGCTTACCCGGCGCTTCGTGTACTGATGAACAGAGAACGGAGCTTCTAATTGCTCCGACCAGTTCAACTCTTGCCAGTGTGGTGTGTCCAGGGGTTTCGACCGCCCAGCTTCAGTAAAGAAGCGCAGCAGTTTAGACCATCCAGGCATGTCACGTCTGACGGGGGAACTCCTAACCGCTCTCACACGATACTCGCGTCTTTGTAGACGGGGGTTCGTGCGACTTCGGATAGGTCGGTTTGTCTCTGGTACTTCACGCAAGCTAGGACATTGCAAATGCATGTCGTCGCTAGGAATACGGCCATAGACCTGGAATAACCAGGAACAAATGGTATCGTATGCGTTGAAGTGCTTTCTATCATACAAGGAATTTGCATAAGCAATCCAAGATGAATAGACTTCAGGCGATGGTTTTGACGACCAAACTGTTCTGAAGCGAACAGGTGTAACATCGGAGCCCTTAAAGGCGTCCATGCCGCACGACTCTCGGAAGAGTCCATTGGTACAGCTCTTGTCACGGTTTATTTTCAAACCGAATGATTCGAGTGTTTCGATTGCGTTCAGCGCGTTCTGCGTTGGGACAATCACGTCATCACCGTACACCAGGATGCTCTCTCGAGCGTCCCGGTCGCGAGCAGCTGCGGTTAGGAGGGACCAGACAGTCAATGCAAGAATGGGGAAGCAAAGTGCTGACCCCATTGGTGCAAACTTCTGAAGTTTGACTACCCTGCCATCTGGCAGTTGTGTTGCCGACGTGCGAGCTGATTCGAGAACCTCCACTATGTGGGGGGGGAACAGCGCGCGAACCAGACTAAGGGAGACACGATCACTGGCCTCATTAAGGTCAAGAGTCGCGTACTTTCCACGTAGCGAGCCCAGTTGGGCACCGCAACGGTTGGGTCCTTGGTCTGTGAAGTGGATGTTGAACCTCGTAAGAGGCAACGTTTCCACATGCCTGACTAGCTTCGCCATGATCCCCTGCTGGATCCATTGATAATCAACGGGTTCACAGGAGATGAGACGAGGCCCACGGGAATCCTTCGGGACCAGAATTACTCTGGCCGGAAGGTCCTTGCTACCGATTCTTTCAAACGAACGGTAGGCATCACATACATGTCCCTGGCTCGCGAAAAAGAATTCGTCGAGGGGAAACATCCTTGTGATGTTAGAGCTGACATTGGTCCACAGATACTTTTCCTGGAGCTGTTGCCGAGTGGCAACAGCGCCAGGTCCATGCCTGGGAACTATGTCAGTGAGGGTTAAGCCGCTGAATACCCTTTCGAGTAATATGCGGGCTTTGCGAAGCACTTGGACACTAACATCACCACTATTAAGTGGAAGATGCGTTCTCGCAAGTGCAGCAGCAGACAGAGTCTGCAACTTTCGGGTCAGGGGCGCCATATCGAGTTCCGTTTGAAGGAACTTGTTAATGACACCTTGTTCTTGATCGGTGCTGTAAGGTAGTTCATACTTGTAAAAACAGTATGTTAACTGCCGAACGGCCGCGACTATGTCTGCACGTGCCTCCGGAAGGGGCACGCCGGTTGGATCTAGCACAGCGCTGAAAAGCTCACCTAGAAATCTAGGAAGCTTAGAACCGTGTATGGCCGCAAGGCCTAACTCGGTTGCGTTCAGAGGACTGTGCAGAGAAAGAGCCTTATCGAAGGCCTTTCCCAAACGTGGCAAGGTTTTCGTGAGAAAACCGATGCCTTCCGAACCCATTCGGCGTCTGACAACACAGCATGTGTTGGTGAACGCCGTCTGGTTGAACAATGCAGGAAACGTTAAGTGAACGTCAGCCAGCATTGCCTTGAAGAGTTCATACTCTTCCTGCCTCTTATGTGGTACTATTTTCATATGAATAATAGCTATCACTGCAGAGTACGCATAGCAACACTGACCTATCCGACACGTTTTCGATGTCAACTCCATTAGCACAAACGTTATGCCAACGAAGATTCCCGTCGTATTCGCCAAGACCATCAAGAATGGACCAGCTAGCAAACCTGCTAGCAAAGTCTTCAACTTGTATCGGCTCGAGGCTGTTCCAACGGACGCATACTTATCAGGACCCGACCAACAAATGCTAGCCGAAGAGCTAGCTTCCCAGACAGGAGACGGATTCACCTACAAGTTCACTCACGTTCGTATCGAAGCTGCCCTGATTAAGGGGAAGCTCAGATTGTCCGTGAGAGACGAGAAGGATGATACCGAAACGCCTAGTCCGGGTTATTGGGCCTGGTGAGACACGCTTGTTTAAGGCGTAGCTGAATTAACAGCATTCGTCCCAGCAGGGTAGAGATGAACAGAGTGATCGATTACCACACTGTCACCAATACGATCCTGAGCAAGTATGTGAAGGGAGTGTTCGAGCTGTTTAAGGCCCGAACACCCGGTCATCGAAACTAGGATTACTCCTAGGAAGATGACCTTACTCATAGTGGTTAAATTCCACCAGTGAGCAAGGCCGCAGCACCATTACCAGTGCCATTGTGGAGCAACGTGGCGCCGTCTGTCGTATAGACAAACGAGCCCAGCTCCGCAAGGACATTGGCCAACTCCGTCGCGGCCGTCAAGGCGCCCACAGGGGCGTCCAAGACGATATAGGCGGAGGCGGTCACCGGCGTGACGTTGTCGACAGACGAGATGACAGTTTTGTCAACTCGAATGAGACTACGGCGCCGATGTTTAATGCCCAAACCAGTCTCAGTGTGTTTCACACTAAGGCGGTGAGGGGCCGATGGCGTTTCGGACACTTGTCCGTAAACGCGTTGGCGATCGCCGATGCTGAGAGCTTGGAATTCAACTTCCGAGTTCGCAGCGTTCTTCACTTCATTACTATCAAGTGTATTGCTAAGCATACTAATGGTCTAACTACCGATGTTTGCGGTGAAGGTTCCTCGAACCAATGAGGGCCCCACCGAGACTGAGCTCTTTTAGACTCAGCCCACTCGACTCAATCGAGTGTTGCGTCATAGTGAACAGAGAACGGCGGTAAGCCGTTTCTGAGACATTAGACACTGGTATCCCACGTAGGTGACCCGTAACATCCAAGGCGGTATTTATGCGCCTTGTACGGGTTATCGACCAGAGGGAGCGGTGTATGGTTATTACCGGTTCCAGGTTCTCGATTGCGAACTGGTCCAACGCATTACTTACGTTGTAAACCCAGTCCACTACGAATGACCAAGGGAGGGCGTTCCAAACGATAGCAGGGTTCAAGTTTATACCCAGTCTATCGAGTAACGCTAGTATAGCAGCATGCTGCTTTTGCCATTCAGTAAACCAAAAGGAATACTGAATCTCCACGTGGAACTTAGCAGACACTAGCTCTGTTCGTCTACGCATCCGACCTTCATAACGCTGATCTTCGATTCCGAAGGGCAGCGTGACTGGGTCGGACACTTCGTCGTATCCAGAACCCCCGTCAATTGGTATAGTCCAATGACGAGTGCGAGTCTTCTCGGCCTCAGATACAAGTCGTGCAGCTTTACGCTGGTAAGACCTGAAGGAGTTATAAACTCCTTTTACATCTGAGATTAACGGAGCGAGGTTGAATGAGTACTGAAGGTACCAATCACTCGCTGTTTGGCGGAGTTCCCGAGCGGTCTTCCTTGTAGCCCCGTGACGCCTGCCGATTAAGGCAGGCGCATTACGGAGCAAGGAAACACCTTTTCGGAAACTATTCCTCAGGCTAAGGAAGTCCTTCAATTCAATAATTGAATTGACGGCGCTTAGTTCTGATTTGATAGTCGGAAGGATATGCCTTGCGGCACGTCCCAGCAACAGATCAAGATCCAGAGGAGGGGGAATTATTAGCTCCCCGTCTTGGATGGAATACATTAATGGTTGTCCCGTGAAGGGAGCATCCATGAAGCCAAACGGCACCGAGTTCCACAAGGCCCCAGCATCTACGTCCACCTCAAACCACCAAGGTTGAGATGGGTTATCGTAGTGTTTAGGCCCAACTATGTGGACTTTCCCTGGCCCGGCGTTCCGCCCCGCATCACGTTTGTAATGCGAGAACGAATGCCAGTCAGAGAAACCGTTAACGCTAGTAGACCGCACCTCATACCTAGTCCTAAAAGAAGGATTGGGCAAGAAGTACGTACCACCAGGGGGTTGTCCGTCATGAGAACCTTTCGGAATAGTCTGATAGGTCTCAACAACGAAGTCCTTGTCTTCGGCTCGATCTTCGTACATAACCGCAAATGGACGTGAACACTGTTCACATTGAGTACTCCCCCACAAGGGGGG